TCATAAACTCAACAAATCTTTCTTTATCCATAGCACCCTTTTCAAACATCGTCCAACCAATACATTTTGAATTACTAATCGCAACTAATAATGTATATTTACGAAACATAAATGTATCGTTTGTTTTGAATATACACCGCTTACCTAATTCACAACGTGAATATTCATTCATCATAACTGGTCTTATTGCGGTTTCATCAATACTAATAATTTTATTTAGCGGATATCTACTTATTTCTGCATAAAATTTATTCATTTCATTTTGTTTATCAATCGGTTTATTATGACGAATAACTGGAAAATGACTATGTCTGGTTCGTTTTCGTGTTTTGTTATTATCACGAAGAATATTACCAAGTTGTCTTGCTGAAATATCAAGTGATTTATGTTGTTTTTGTAATTGATACTGTAATTCATTCATAGTAATTTGTTCGTTTTGTTTTAGTAATCGTAAGGCATCTTTAACTTGTTCTTGTGTAATTTTATAAGATACTGCTGGTCTGTTATTACGTGTTATATTATGTTGATTATTATATTTATCAATCCATCTTTTCAAACTTCTTTCGCTACATTTGAATATTTTACACGTATTTACATATGAACCGTTGTTTTCTAAATGATATTTAACTGCTGTAATTTTATAATCTTCGCTTTTATGCGAGGCATTGTTATATTATATTGTGAATAAATAATTAAAAAACGGCGTTTTAAATTACCAAGGGTGTAAGCGTCAATCTAAAATTTCATATAATAAAATGTAGTAGTTTATTTATAGTAATTTAACTACTACATACAACAAGGGGTATAATCAACGATTCTTGGACCCCTACATCAAAAAAGTGGAAAAACAAAAGTTCAGAAAATTTTGAGTTTGGACATTTTTATTTTTGTCCAAAATTGAAAATATTGAAATTATCTTGTTTTGAAAAAATATTTTTTTAATTTTTAAGTTTTTTAAAAAGTCGCTGCATAATTAGTAACAAATTTGAAAAATCTTGATTTTTGAAAAATTTCAAAAATTTGGAAAACCGGTCCCCAAAACCTTTTGCAATCATCTGTGTAAAAATTCAAAAATTTTGATCAAAAAAACGATAAAAAAGTCCCTAGAGTCTGTAGAAGCGTTTTTGTATACAAAATTTTTTACACAGATCATCGACGTGTGTCAAATTTTTTTTGGAGGATTTTGTCCCTCCATTTTTGTAGGGACGTTTTGCCCGTTTTTTAACCCAGTTTTTCGCCATTTTTACACAGATGATTGCAAGCCGACTTTGTATACTACATTCATGTAGACATGTTCTGCAAGAAATAATCGCGATATGTAAACGACGCCCCGATCGAGACAAGTATATGAAGTAAACAGTGCATAATGGCCGCCGTTTTTATGTACTTTTTCTTCTTCTCCAATACAATGCTTGCGAAATAAAGACCGGTCTCGACTGAAATCGGCAATGTTGTTAGATACCGGTTTGTTGTATACAATGAAAGATACAAATGATATGCAATTGTGCTCTTGGCAACAATCATGTCAATCGTTCTTCGTCTCGAGTTTAACAGCGGATTTATTCAATAATTCAAAGATGTTGTATACAATGCGAGCCCCATAATACCACACGAGTTCATTCCATAATGAAATCCAGTGTAAATATGCGTTGGATGGACTATGAACGCCGTTTTGAATATCCACTGGTAGATACCATCCGGATAACCAAGGTTGTCCGACATTTTTTTTTATGATTGATTGCTATTATACATATATAAAGAGTTTTCGCGATTCAATTTGTATATACATAAATAAATGTCAAACGAAGAAAAAGAAATTGTATCCATAATTGAATATTGTCGTTTATGTAGACAGTCCAATTTGCAAGATGTAATTGACTTGGGCGAGCAATACATCACGTCGAGATTTCCAGTATACGGCGACTGGTCAACCCCCAAAACCCAAATCACACTTTGTTTGTGCTTGGACTGCGAACTCCTCCAACTCAAGCAATCCACACTCAGAAGCGAGCTTTATGAGCACGAGTATGGTTATATGTCCGGCATCAGCAACACTATGCGCGCCCATCTCAAAGATTATCAACAAGAGATTGTGTCCCACTTGGGCGGCCTTAGCGACGGCGATGTCGTCATGGATATTGGAAGCAACGACTCCACTATGCTCCAATTGTATCCACCGAATGTTCGCCGCATCGGTGTCGACCCTACGGGCAAACAATTCGCGAAATTCTACGGCAACGTCGAACTCTTGCCCACCTATTTTACAAAAGAAAATGTGGAAACCGCATTCGGCAACATTCGTTGCAAAATGATTTCGTCCATCTCCATGTTTTACGACTTGCCAGACCCCGTCCAGTTTGCAAAAGACATTTATTCTTTGTTGGACACCGACGGAATCTGGACTTGCGAGCAGAGTTACATGCCCACCATGTTGGAACGCAACAGTATCGATACAATCTGCCACGAACATTTGGAATACTATGCCCTCAAACAAATCGCCCTCATCGCGACAAGTGCTGGTTTCCAAATTTTCGACGTCTCGTTCAACGAGTGTAACGGCGGCAGTTTCCGCATCTACTTTGCTAAGAAAGAGTCGAAAAAGTACTCTGAGTGTACGGCAAAATTGTCGCAAATCTTGGAGAAAGAAGCCCGACTTAGTCTTGGAAACCCCGAAACCTATTCGAATTTTATTGAAGCATGCTCGCATCAGGTCGATAATCTAAAAACCCTAATTCGCACAATTAAGCAGTGTGGCGAGAACATGTTCATCTACGGTGCATCCACCAAAGGCAACTGTTTGCTCCAATTTGCAGACATCGGCGAAGCCTTGATCCCCTATGCGGTCGAACGAAACCTCAATAAGGTCGGCAAAATGACAAACACCGGGGTTCCAATCATCAGCGAGGAAACTATGCGCAAAAATCCGCCCAAGTATTTGCTCGTTTTGCCGTGGCACTTTCGCGACGAAATTGTTAAGCGCGAGGACGAGTTTTTGAGTGCCGGTGGGCAACTCGTGTTTCCATTCCCCCAACTCGAGATTTACAGCAAAGTGCCCAAAGTATTGATTACTGGCAACACCGGATTGATCGGGTCCGAACTTTCGAAACAGTTATTGGGCAAGTACACCATGTACGGGTTATCTCGGCATTTTTCAGCAAGACCGGGTGTAATCCAGTTCGAGGGCGACGCAAATGATGGGTTTTTCGTAAACAATATTTTCGAAATCGTCAAGCCCGATGTTGTATTCAATCTTGCTGGTATTTCAAATTCAAAGCTTGCGAAACAAAACTGCTTGGAAACTTGTATCTCCAACGGCATGTCGGTTGTGATGCTTTGCGAAATGATTCGGCGACTCAAACCAAATACAAAACTGATTCACGCATCGAGCAGTGAAATATACAAGGGTCATTTGGATTATACCGTGCAAGAAGACGACGCCCACATGAACCATTTGCACCCCTACTCGATCGCCAAAACACTTGCTCACAACACCGTGAAAATGTATCGAGAAAATGGTTTCCAGTTTTCCAATGCGACAATTTTCACTACTGAGAGTAAGAACAAGCGCGGCGACTTTCTGTTGAACAAAGTTGCCCATCACGCCATAAGTGTTTCACACGACATAAGTGTGAATAAAGGACCTCTCCGAGTCGGCGATTTGTCTTCTTCCCGAGATATTCTTCATGTTAGCGACGTGGCACGTGCGCTCATTTGTATCATGGAGTCTCTCGTGTCGCAAGATTATCTGGTGTGCAGAAATGAAAATGTGGTTGTCGAAGATCTTGTCAAGCGCATATACAAGAACTTTGGCATCAATTTGGAAAAACGCGACAACAATTACGTCGACGTGGTCAGCGGAAATCGGATTCTCGAAATCGACTCGCATATGAGTAACGAAACCACCGCGTGCCATATTCGCGGAGCCGGGACTAAACTGCGATCGCTTGGGTGGTCTCCCCAAATAACGATTGATGAAATTATTCATGAAATATGTTTACTTGACAAAACATAAACAATATATTCTTTACTATACAAATGAAGATATTGTTTTTAAACAGTTCGAAACAAACGTGCGGCGTTTATCAGTACGGCTTGCGACTTTCTGCGTATTTACCTATGTGTCTATACAAAGAAGTGTCGGACGAGAACGAATACAAAAAGGCTGTCGACAACTTTATGCCCGAAAAGATCATATACAACTACCACTCATCCACAATGTCTTGGTTAAACTCTTCAAATATTTGCAAAAATGCCGTAAACGTGGGCATCACGCACGAATCGCCGACTACCATCTTTAACCAATACTTGGATATTGATCCCGGCAAACCCAATGGCATTCCGCGCCCTTTGTTCACACGGATTCCTACTACTGTTGAAAACGAAGAGCGCGCGTTTTTTATCAATTATAAGAAAGAGGGTGTCCCCATATTTGGCTCATTCGGGTTTGGTTTTGAAAACAAGGGGTTTGACAAGGTGATTCGCCATGTAAATGAGCAGTTTGACGAAGCCATCATCAAGTTTGTGATTCCATGTGGTCACTACACAAGTGCTCAAGAATTGGAAAAAACCGTGGAGAAGTGTTTCCAAGTTGAAAGAAAACCAGGTGTAGAACTCTTGGTTTCCAACGACTTTTTCACCAATGACGAAATCCTTCTTTTCTTGGCGTCGAATACAATGAATATGTTTCTTTACGACAAAATGGAAGGGCGCGGAATTTCAAGCGTGACTGACTACGCAATGTCGGTCAATACGCCGATCGGCATCTCGGATAGCGCAATGTTCCGTCATATCTATCACGACTCGATTTGTATATACAAAACCCCCATTGCAGAAATCATCAAGAATTATGTAAATACGGAAGTTGTATCGGAAGATTTGATTGTTTCCAGAGTTTTGGGTTCTAAGACAAATGATACAAATATTTGTATTCCTGTGTCCATTGGAGAACTGGTCGACAAGTACAGCATCTTGGAAATAAAAATGCGAAACATTAGTAGTCCCGCGAAACTTGCCGAGGTTGAACGCGAAATGGCGAGCATCAGCGTCTGCAAAAAGTATATTCGGGCTCACTTGCACTTTTACAAACAACTTGTATACATTAATCAGCAGATCTGGGACTTTACCAACGAAATCAAATCGATGGATACCAAAGACGACAAATATGCAACAATTGCTTCGAACATTTTCAGTTTTAACCAAAAACGGTTCCGGCTCAAAAAGTATTTCAACGATCTCAATGACTCTTCGTTAAAAGAACAAAAAAGTTATGCAGAAACCAGTTGTCGCGTTATTGCGCGAAATTTGGTCGACCATTTGGAAACCGTGGGGTTTCTTTGTATCGAATACGATGCTGTTTACACGGATGATAAACGTGTGAAACAAATCATGAAGAATCCCAATTTGTATTTTATTAACAGTTTTTGTGAAATAGATACAATAACAATTGATTTGGATACAAATGCTTTTGAGATTCCGGAGCCGTTCCGCGTTTATCAACCGATTTATTACAAGGCAAGTGGACTTCTTGGCGACTTTATCCAACAATTGTCCGTCGTTTGTGAAAACTTTCATAGAACTGGAAGAAAGGGAGTTGTATACATGACCGAGGATAAATCCAAATTCCGACGCGGAGTCGAATCCACGTTTCGTGATATCGAGTTCATTATCAAGTCACAGTACTATATTGAGGACTTGCGATACAACGAGAGCCCGCCTCGATGCGATATTCATTTGAGTAGGTGGCGAAATAGTCCGAAAATGTATACCGCAAATTGGTGCGAAATCTTTGCAGAAGAGTTTGGAGGAATCGAGTTTGGCAAACACAAGTGGATTGAGTGTGCGACTTTGCCCGAATGGAAATCCAAAGTGGTAATTCACACCACTCAATATCGGTTCCCGCAAAACGTGGATTTCGATGCGATAATTTCAGAACATGGAGATGAGAATGTGGTTTACCTGGATTTGGATAATGAAAGTGTTGAAGGAACGAACCATTATAAACCTGCGTCTTTTGAAGAACTTTGTCAAATCATAAATTCTTGTAAACTTTTTGTTGGCTCTCTTTCAATGCCTTTGACAATCGCTCATGCGACCCATGCACCAAGAATTATTGGTTTTTCTGGGCAAGCGGATGACAAAATGAATATTGGACTTTGTATTTCCAATATTGTTGCGGAGATGTAGGTGCGCGGGATTGTGCGACTTGTATACTACAATTGATGGTTGTGATATACAAATATTTTGTATCCCTACATACAAAATTCTTGAAAAAAAGGGTGAAAAACAAAAGTTGAAAAAATTTTGACTTTGGACATTTTTATTTTTGTCCAAAATTGAAAATATTGAAATTATCTTGTTTTGAAAAAAAAATTTTTTAAATTTTCAAAGTTTT